GGCCTGCTTTCCCGGTGAGGAGTGGGTCTTTTCCTATGACCGGTTTCTGCTGCTCTTTGAGGTGGGACTTACACATGGCCACGTGTTCACTGCGCCAATCAGTGTTCTCCGTGATGTGCTTGAGTCCCTGCCCCCGCTCGTGCATACGTTCCACGGCGTTCATGAAAGTGGTCTGTTCGAATTCGGTTCCAACATCCCAGTTGAACTCGTCGATCACTTTCTGGGCCAGGCGAGAGGCAGTCTTCTCGCAGGCCGCTGGGTTCATATTCCTCGTCTTCTTGGTCAGACGTTTCATCATGCTCTTGGCAGCGAAGGTGCTGTGGTGTCCTCTCGTATAGTGCACCCGCTGCGAGCCAATGAACCTATGAACCTTGTGCTCCTTTGACTCCCGCAACTCCTCGGACCCGAAGGCCCCAAGGTTGAGAAGTCCGACGGCGTCGGCGCCGACTTCGAAGTTCCCCACCTCGAGCGAAGCGTACTCGGAGGGGGCGACCGCGGGGTATCTTCTCCCGATGATCTCTGCCGCCATAGATGAATCGGCTGGCATGTAGGTGAAGCTGCTCTTGGCGATGGCTCGCTGCTCCTCCACTACGATCGCGGTCTTCTTGTCAGCCATCACCAAAGCGTTCAGGTCGATGTTTGACCGGTCCGCTATGAGGCTGAGTGGGACGACGTCATTGACCCCAACGGTCACGGGCTCGTCCTCCCCGGGGGTCTTTTGCTCTTCCAAGGGAGACCCGTCCCTGATCATCCTGCTGATATCCCCGGCACCTGCTTCTGCCCCACCTGAGTGGGTAACGTCCCTGATGAAAAGGTCGTTCGTGTGCCGAGTCACCCCAACGACGAGGTGGTTTGGGCTCTTCTTGAGGAGTTGCTGCTCAGCTGCAGTCCCCCCGTAGTGCAATATGACACTCTCGAATGTCTTTCCTTGCGCCTCGTGCACTGTCAAGGCGTTGACGCCCTCCATGGCGTTCATCTGCTGCTTCTGGTCTTGTGTGAAGCAGAGGGCCTGGGATGTGGCTCTTTTGAAGAGAGGCCCGACGTACTGTATCGAGTTGACCTTCTTACTGTCAGAGCTTATCCCTGGGTAGAAACGCCGCATGAATGGCATGGCTGCGACGTCTTGTGGGCAACGCTTGGTGGAGCTGATGTGGTGTCTGGGTATGAATTTGGCGTAGTCAGCAAGCTTGCTGCAGCCATTCCATATCCCAGTGCCCGAAAAGTCCACGTGGTTGATCTGGTTGCCGTCTCCCACTAGCAGAGTTGGTCCGAAGCTCGCCACAAAGTTGATGAGGCCCATAGGCTGGGTGTAAGCTTCTTCCACTATGAGGAGTCCCCACTTCACCTTCATCTTCATGAGGTGTACGATCGCGACATGGGTCGTCACCGCCTTACAGCTAGGCGAGGTGGCGAAACCTGTCTCGTAATCGACCGCCAGTGCTTTTGTGGGGCAGATGACTAGCACTGGTCCGCTGGTCCGGGCTACGGGGATGATTTCCCGCTTGACCTTTCCGGTCTTGGCGCCGCCCGGCACACCTGTCAGGAGGAACATGTTCCCGAGATGCAGCTCGGTGACGTTGCGCTGCATCAGGGACCTCTTAGTCGATTCCAGCAAATCGACCAGTGATTCCTTCCCGGCCTCCCCCTTGTACTTCTGCGCCGCTTGGGCACACTCCTCGACCAGTTTGAGATGTTGTTCCTGGGCCGAGTACACGCATCCGATTTGCACCGGTGCGTTGACGGGGGTTCCGAAACCGCTGGTCCAGTCAGGTGCTGGGACGTTCGCGGTCTCGCTGCTCTGCGTTTCGTACGCTTGGACGGCTTGAAGCTCTGCCAGTGTCGGCGTTGTTTTCACTGGCGTGTCGAGATCGTAATCGGCTTCAAACGGATTGTACCTGACCTCCATATCCTCACCGTGCTCCATGAGGTTCCCACGCACTCGATAGTCGGAGAAGTGCTTCATGAGAACCGTATGGAAACAGTTGTCGGAGGTGGGATCCAGGGCCCTGGTGGTGCGGGTGGAGTGGTGTTTGGGCCCGTGGGAGGGGTCTGGCATGCCGAACTTCACCAAGTGTCTCATGAGACAGGTGAACCAGCCCTCTTCTTCCCCAAGCTTATCCATGTGCTTGAGGGCCTCGTCGATGACAAGGCTTTCAGTCCGCTTCGTGAGCCTCCCTAGAATGTACACGGAGAGGCAGACGTCGCTAACTTCCTCATGAGTGATGTTCCACTTGTCCTCATAAGTCGTACCTGAGATAACCACAGAGGAGAGGACGGTGCGCACGAAGGCCTTGATCGTCGTGACCGTGAATGCGCTCTCGTTCCTCACCATCGTGAAGTTCCAGACCCGCTCGTACTTCTTGCGGTCGACCACGATGTAGTAGTCCTCTGGATTCTTCTCGATGAGTCTCTTGCAGAAACCTGTGATCGCCATCTTCCGGTAGTTCGGGATCCGGAGCATGGTGTTGAGCCCGGATGGTATCCCGTAGAAGAATGATGTGCCGGCGGTCACTCGGCTGATGTTGAGCTCGAACTGTGATCCCCAGAAGCGAGTCTTCTCCACTAGGACAGAGAAGCCAAACGGTGTGTCAAAACCACCTTTGGTAAGGTAGTTCATCCACGTCTCCTGGTCGTGTTCGTACCCGAAGGCACAGTCCCCCAGCCAGCCGAAGCTGAGGACCTTCTTCCCCTCTCTCTCTACGGTCTCATAGAGGTAGCCCTTGTCGTGGGCCTCCCATTTGGGGACGTACAATGCCTCAGAGGGGAAGTGCATGTACGCTTTGATCCGGTGGACGCCGTGGTTGTCCATGCCTCTCGCTAGCTCAGCGAAGTCAACATCGTACAGCGAGTGTACGGCAATGGCGTCGTGAGCCTGGAATAGGCAGTTTCCGAATCCTCCAGTGCAGAAGGTCTCCGTGTCGATACCGGAGGCCAAGCACTGGGTGTCAAGGAATATCCTTTCCTTGCTGAGGCCACTTCTGGTGGTGATGTTGGCCAATTGGAGCTTGTCCGGTGTTATGCTCCTGATCTGGACTGAGGCGGCTGCGCTGGCGTGCCTCTGTTGGTCTCTCCCCCCCCGGAGAGTGCAGCCATGAGCTCGGATCTTTCCAAGAGCTCTCCTGCTGAAGTTGCAGGGGTGGGGCCCGATCTCGATGAAATGATCGAGGTGCTTCACATGTTTCGTCGCTAAGATGTCTGCGACGCGCTGGTGGGCAGCGCCTACCTGATGTCCGCCACTGTTCCCGAGGCCGGGACCTGGCTGGATGATGCTGGGCTGGTACATATGGGACAGCAGCGTCTGGGACTCGTCCGAGAGGGCGAATTCCAGCTTGAAGCTGTGCCTGTACAGTCCGTTCAGGTATGCCGAGTCGTGAGTCTCACGAATGGCGATGTTAGTCTTTGAGTTGAACATTT